ATGAAGGATGAACCCGACTTCTCGCCCACGCTTGATGCGGCAGCACAGGCGATCGCTGATGGTGACGGATCGAATTTCCGTCCATCCGCAGATGCACGCAGCCAGCGCACGACGAACGACGTGAAGCAGATGTATGAAAAATTCCCTTATCCAAGCCCCATCGTCGGCAACGGGCTGATTCGGGACAACGGGAACATGCTGAGCGTTCTTTTCCCCGACGAAGACTTCGCGGGCAAGCGGATTCTGGACGCTGGATGCGGAACAGGCCAGCGCGCCAATGGCGTCGCCAAGATGTTTCCCAAGGCGCAGGTCATTGGCGTGGACATGACCTCTGCGTCACTTGACGCAGCCAGGAAGATGGCGGCCAGCAACAACCTCTCCAACATCGAGTATCGCCAGTGCGATCTGCTGGAACTCGACCTGGGCCTGGAGTTCGACGTGATCATCTCCAGCGGCGTGATGCACCACCTGGAGGATCCGATCAAAGGCCTGAGCAGATTACGCACGCACCTGAGCGACACCGGCGTGGCGATGATCTGGCTATATCACGCACTTGGTGAGTATGAGCGCTTTCTGGGGCGCGAATTGCTGCACCGGTTGTGGGGCGAAAACAAGTCGGACCTCGATCGCGGCGCCGCACTGATGGACGCGCTCAGACTCGACCTGGGCTCCCACCAGTACGGCAGTGTGTCAGGGCAGGCCGGAAGCGAGATCAGCTATCGGTCCATCAACGCCGATGCCTACATGCATCCGATTGTGGAGGCTTATAGGCTGGCAAGAGGGCTCAGCATGATGCTGGATGCGGGCTACGACTGGGCGGCCGTGGCCAGCCTGAACTTGATCGGCAAGAGTGTTCTCATCGATATCGAAGGCAGCATCGATCCAGCCTACAAAGACATCTCGGTCCAGCTCAGCGACTTGTTCGAGGCGACCGAACTGCAGAACAGCTATCTGCAGCTGGACCGCCTGGACCGCCTGGGCGTGATCGAACTGCTGCTGAAGCCAACCGCGTTCACCATGATCGCGGGCAGCCCAACTGCGGCGAAGCTTCTTCCAGATTGGTTGCTACAGGGCGCCTTCGGCCGCAACTCTCGGGAGAAGCTTCAGGGTTGTGGATCGAGCAATGTGAGCATCCTGCGATGACGCGCTTGCCTTTACATAATATACATTATGCGAAATTGCCTACCGGGCGGCGCGGGTCCGGGCTCGCTGGATCTGGCTGTGGATCAAGTCTTGCTTGCCCCGGCGCTCCCCTCGCGAAAAGGAACTCGCAGCATGAGCGACAGCTACAACATCGACCGGCGGCCACCGTGCTGGGCCGCTGGCCAACCCTGCCCGAATCCCTGCGCCGAGGCGCACGCGCGACACGTCATCGACAACCACGTGGATCTGCATGGCCCCTGGGCTGGCTGGCGGCTGGCTGGCCGGGATCTGGTCGCGCCATCCGGCGAGCGTATCCCCGAGCGGCGGCTGCGAGGCCTCCTATGGCGCGCGGATGCTACGGACTTACGTGACGCAGCACGAAATCGGAACCTTGCCAGGAAAGCGCGTCAGCAGTCGATGGTAAAAGTCGTCGTCGTGGACCTGGCCAGCTGGCGGGAACGCCACTTCGGGCAGATGGCCGGATAAGGCGTCTACGCAGGGGCGCGCCCCTGCACCCCAAAATGGCGTAGCGAATTGACCACAGGGGGAGCCATGGAAGACGCAGAACAGATACAACCGGACAACGGCGTGCGCGAACGCCCCGAGTACCTGCCCGCAAAACGAAAGAAAGAAGGCGCCGGAATCGCATGGACGCTCATCATCGGCCTAGCACTCGCCGCGGCACTGGCCGGGGGCGTAAAGATCTACGTCGACACCGTGGCGGGCTGGCAGCGCAACAAAGAAGCCAAGGAAAGAAGCGTATCGAACCAGCGCGCAGCAGGCGACAGCGCGGTTAGAGAGATGGACGCGCAACGCAACGCGTACAACGAACGCGTACAGTCAGCGATCGATGCGCAACTCAAAGCGGAAGAACAGGAGCTGCGCCGAGGGAACCTCAGGTGCATCAACGGAGCCCTGTTCCGACGCCTACCGAACGGGTGGGAGAACATCCCAGGAAGACCCTGCTAGGTAATTTAGTGACGAATCACTGATTTACGCGCCCAGCGCCGCAGGTTGATGCGAGCCCGGACGTGCCAGGGCGCGTAGCGGATCGACGGCGGGAAGCGGGCCTCCCTCGCCCGCCACTCTTTCCACAGATCCTCAACGAAACGAGCACCGACGCCGAGCACAAGCACGGCGATAACTAACAGTCCAATCAGCGCGACAGCATCTTCGTTCATCGCCATATCCTTTTCGTGACGCGTTACGGTTTGCGGTGCGGGTAGAGATCGAGGCCGCTGGAATGGTGACGCATCACGAATTCCTCAATATACATGTCAAGGACGGCCTGCCCATCGGAGTCGTCACGCTCAGCAGCCCAGCGCATCGAGCGCTTAATGGCATCAATTAGTGACGCGTCACTTTTATCTTTAAGGTCACTAAGGTCATTGCGGCGGCGGCGGCGATAAAGCCACGCGCGAGTCGCAGGACTCATAGGGCCGGACTCAAGCTTAGGCGGGCGGCCACGCTTGCGCGGCAGCGGCATTTCCAAGGTGCCCGGATCTTTTTCGTCACGCATCACGCAATCCCCTGCTATCTGTCGATGTTGATATATTATCGTGACGCGTCACTAATGTCTAATGATCGTTAGTTATAAGTGACGCGTCACGAAATTACATTTCCAGTGTGGTCGGCGGGGTCTCTGACTGAATCTCAAATGGCTTGTTCTCGGGGAACGTGCCTAACGCGCGCGCGTGGCGCTCTATGACGGTTCCGCGGAGCGCGGCGGTTGCCGGCTGTGTCTCGCTGGCGCTCGTCACAGGCGGCCCCGCCGCATCGCGGATGCGGTCGGTAGTCTGCATGGATTGCTGCCCAAGCTCGTCACCGATCGGCCAGGACGTGACGATAATTTCCTTGTCCCTGGCACGCAGGATGGCGCCGAACGCCGTGCGATCCACGGACCAGCCCAACGCCCATAGCTGGGCTGTCGTGAAGCGGTCCAACACCTGCCCTCCCCCGGTCGCGCGGAACTCAACCACATCGATCGCGCCGAAGGAGCCGGAGTAACGCGGCCGGCCAGACGCGGCCAGGTCCACGACATAGCGAACGCCAACCGGAAGATCCTTGTCGGGGTCGGGCGGAGCCACAGGACTGATCGCCGTAACCGGCGCAGTGGACACAGGTGGCTTGACTGCAGGCAGCGCGGCGCGCTGTTGCGAGGCCGCCTGGGTGACCACATCCACAGGCTTTTTAGCCGGCTGCGGCGAGCCACCGCCCGCGAAGAAGCGCACCAGGAAGTAGATACCGACGGCAACGGCCAGCGCCATGAGAATGGCCGGTTTCTTGGCCGTCTGCCAGATCGTGCGCGATCCGGTCTTATAAACGGCATTGCCTTCGGTGCCCGGCTGGATACCATGGTAGAGCGGCCAAATTTCCGGGTCATAGTCGCGCTTTTCGCTGCCCGTCAGTTCGAACTTACCAGCGGCTGGCGCGGTGTAGAACCGCACGCTGTAGGACTGATCCTTGCCCAGCGCATCGAGCTTCGTATACACGTTCTTGCGCTGCATGCGCCGGATCACGGATCGGTGGACTTCCTTAAAGTCCTGCGTCATCAACACCACGTCCAAGCCGATATGGCCGTGCTTGGCGAAGAAATCCGCATTGGCCTTGGGGATCGCGGCGCGGCCGGTCGCCCAATACTCGTGCACCTCATCGACGATGACGAGCGCGCCGTTCTCAATGTGCGGGAAGTGCAGCGAGCCGTCGGCTTGCGTGTCGCAAACCAGCCACGCATGCACCTGATCGTCATCCATGACCGTCAGCAGGGATTGCACGTCCTCGACCGGCAGGCCCAGGTAAGCCGCAATTTTGGCGTGATCAAGGCCATTGAGGCGCGCATAGGTGCGTCGCTTCGCCTTGATCGCTTCCAGAATATCGAACTTGACGGTTTCGTAGCTTTTGCCGCTGCGCGGCTGCCCCTCTTTGCCGACGATCATTGCGCTAGGTCCACTGGAACAAGGTGAGGATGACGCGCAGGAGGCGGAACACCAGAGCGCCAGAGAGCAGGACGAAGGACTCAGCGAGATGGAATGTCACGATAGCCCACTTCGCCCAAGGGCCGGCGTTGGACAGGATCGTGCACACCGTCAGGCCCGAGAGGAAATCCAGTGGCGGCAGCGCATACACGATGACGCGCACAAGCTCTAGCGTTGTCTCAATGGCGAAAACCACCAAGTCATGCATGAAATCGACAAAGGCATTCCACAGCGCGATGAACTGCTCGCGCAACCAGTTCGTCACATCATCGACCGGACCAGCAGACGCGGATCCAGCCCACAGCAGGCCGAGGAACAACACCAACAGCAAGAACGTGCGACGGTTCATAGGAGTGCCCAGCGGAAGCCCACAGCGCCCATCGCTGCGAGAAAGACGAAGCCCGCGTAGTTCATAAGCGTGCCGAGCGCGCCGGCACACAACTGCGAAAGATCGAACTTGCCAGCCCACATACCACCGTCCCATGTCTCGTTAGGACATTGACCACCGCCCGAACATCCGCCCAAGAAGCCCGTGGCCGACTTGAAAATGGGCGCCTCTTGCACTTTGCCCTTGAACTCAGAAAACACGCTATCGACGGTCTTGTCACTCTTGTCGTAGATATCACCCACGCCCTCGCCAGGACTGCCGTAGCCATCGCCGTCGCCTTCGCCCTCACCATCCCCCTCACCGCCGCCACCGCTACCCTGCGGGCCGTAGGACGAGCCCCAGCCCGTGACGTTGTAATTTGTCGTCGTGCCGCCCGACGTGGTGGAACTAGTGGCCTGGCCGGTCTGCTGCCAATCACCGCCATTCGCGGGGGGCGTCTTGGGCGGATTGATGTTTGCCGAAGCGGGCGACTTCGTAGCGCCCTCGTTACCCGAACTCTTAGTGCCAGCCTCCCCCGGCGACCAGCAAAATTGCTTGCCAGAGGACGCAACCGCGCATTGCCTGCCATCACTCTTAATGCACTGAGTGAGAGAGCCCTGCTGCACACACTTGTCCGCCGTAACCTGCTCGCCCGTGCCGTCACCATAGGCGCACGTACTACCAGTCGGCTTAGCACCTCCCAAACTAAAATAGGTCATGCCCGCTACGGTCATGCGCTCACCACTTGTGGCGGGACCATACTGGCAACCAGCGTTGCATGTGGCACCGTTACCCAGAGACGACCAGCCAGACGTAAGAGCCGAACGAGCCGAGCAATCACCGGCTGCAAGCCATTTGTATGCGCCGTCGAATCCATTGCCAAGCAACACGGGACAAGCGGTCGAAGCATTGACTCCAACTTGATAGCCGTAGCAGCTATAAACGCGGCCGGCTAGATTAAGGGAGCAGCCTCCGCCATTGACAACAAAATTTCGCCCCTGGCTGTCTTTCTTGGCGGCTAAAGCGGCGGCGTCAGCGGTACAGGCGGCATAGGCCGCGCCCTGGTCGGGAAAGGTGCCTCCGTTAGCCCATGCGGCAAGAGGCGCAAGCAACAGCGATACCGCTAGGAGCCAGCGCATCATTGCGACGCCTCGTTCATTCCCATGCAAGCGGCATGTCCAGCGAGAGCACCCAGGAAGGCGAACACCATGCAGACGAACATAGGTCAGTCCTCGCCGTAGTCGTAGCAGTTCGCGCAAACACCATCGACCATGGTGTTCTGTATGTATTCGTCGCCGCACTCCCAGCAGGCGCGATATCGCCACTCTGACTCATCTTGCACGTCCTCATCCTCATCGTCATTTTCCGAATCCTCAGCATCGGCTTCCGCCGAATCACTGAAGAACGACGACACCTTGTCCGTGAGCCAACGCGCGAACCCCGGCGCCGCCATGAGCACACCAGCACCGAGGATGGCGGCAACCGCCGCGAGAACCGACAACCCCACAAACACCTGACTGTAGTCCCACATGCGCTCACCCTCAGTAGTCGATAACCGCCCTGCATTCCAGGCAAAACAAGTCGCCGTCAGGCAACTCGATCACGTCATCACCGAAGCACTCAGGACAGTAGTCCTCGTCGTCATCGGCGATCGCGTCATCGGTCTCGTCTGGTCTCATAAAGATTGGGGAGGCGTCGCCTCCCCTCCCCCGGTGCCGTTCTTCCGCATCAGCGGAAGAAGGTGGCCACCTTGTTGGTCAGCCAGCGGGCGAAGCCCGGGGCTGCCTTGAGTGCGCCCGCGCCGATGATGGCGCTCACGCCGCTGGCGACGGCCAGGCCGGTCAGAATGTCACCGTAGTCCATGTTGCTCTCCTCGTAGGTTCAGTAGGTGCGATGGTCAGTCGCGTTCGGTAGAGACCATTTTCACGACAGCACCGACGATGTAACCCGCAGCATTCATGACGAGCACGAATGTCATTGCCGCCGTAAACCAGCCGCTAACCACTTCCGGCGCAGGCCAGGAAAAGAGGTCAACGAGAACTTGCGCCTGCGCATGCTCAGCCGACGACACCAGCACATAGCCGCTGCACTCGCCCACGGATTGCCCCGTTGGCGAAAGGGTGCCGTCGGCGTTGAGCACGACGCAGGTAGACATGACTTATGCGGCCCTCGACGGGGCCGCGGGCGCGGGCTGCGGCAACGCCGCGCCGGTTTCTTTGAGCGCGACGCTGAGCGGCCACAGCTTGATGCGCTTCAGCGTCACGTCGCCGTACTGGCCGGACCCGTAGCTGTCCGGATGGATGACGTAATCGCCCACCTGATAGCAGGGCCCATCACCGAGGCCGACGCTGAACGTGGTTTCGTAACCGCCGCCGAGCAGCACGCACGCACGCTGCTCCCGGAAGATTTGCGGCACACCCTTGACGTTGACGCGGCGCTCGATAATGCGGTCATCTTTGACCCTCACAATGGACATGGGATTTCCCTCTTGACTAAGGTTTCCCGCACGTAGGCGGGCAGGTCGGCTGCCTTACAGGCACGCTTGAATCGCGAGGGCAGCCCCTCTCGCGCAAGGTGATTGACGACGAAGTCGCCGAATTGGTCGCCCAACGCTTCGCGCAGGCAGTGCAACGTTGGTCCGACCTGGCGGTGCGCCCAGCGCACCATGGCCTCAGCGGTCGCCTCAACGGTGCGTTTCGCGATCTTGACGGCAGTTGCTACGCCCTCCCCTACCCTGGCGAGCAAGCGCTCCATGTACGCGTAGGAGCCGCGCAGATAGCGCATCGGGTGCGTGAGCATGTCCAACGGCAACTCGGCGTGCTTGCCGTACAGGCGCGCTTCGTAGCGCACCCAGGGCGACTCACAGACGCCCAGTTGCTTACCCTTTTCGTAGATGCACAGCTGCTTGTGGCCCTTGCCGCCCACGTAGAGCGTGCAACCGTCGCCGTTGCCGTGATCGTCCATGAATCGGGTCTTGGGCGGCGCACCGGGACCGGAGCCGAACAGCAAGCATCCACCGGTGTCGGACATGTTGGCGCGAGCAAGCGCCTCATGGTCGCGCACCGTGCCAAGCACGCCGTCGTAGTCGTCGTAGGCAATGTCGCAGCGCGTGATGCGCGCGCCGACAAGCTGCAAATTGACCTCGACGTGCCGCCAGTTGCGGATATAGCGACACGCAGCACCGGAGAGGCTCACGCACATCGTGTCGCCGTTGCCTTCGCAACCGAAGCGGCCGACCAACTCACCGTTGGCGTCGATGATCGGAGCGCTGGACCTGTAGAACTGCCAGCGCTTCGCGTGGATCTGGCCCATGAAGACGTCACGAGGATCGAGGCCGAAAATCCACTGCAGCAGGTAGCGCAAATTGAGCTTGCGCGCCGCCTCAAGGCGGTCGCGGCTGAAAACGACGGTCAAAAAGTCCACCGTCACCGCATGCTGCCGAACCGGTGCCGGTTGCCCTTTTTGGCCCGTGTTACTCCCCGGGCCTAGGTCATGTGCATTTTTCACCGGTTCGACCGGTGAAAATTCGCGAAGGGCGGTCATGCGCCACGCTCCGAAGGAGAGGCGGCAGGACGGTCAGCAAGAGCAGAAGCGGTCGCCAGGTGGGTGTGTGAGGGGATGGCCGACGCCGGCACCGCAGGGCACGCGCCATGCAGGCCCACATCGCACGTGCGCGGGTGAGGCGTTGCCCGTAGGGGCTGCGCCCCTACACCCCGTTCCAGGCGCGATGCGGCAGCCTGCATGCGCACGGCAAGCCAGTAGTCTCCCAGGCGCACGGATTCGCCGCCGACCTCGATCACCAGATCAGCCAAGTCCCACGCGTCAAGGGAGCGCGTGAGCGTCGGCAGGAGGATGCGTTGCGCACGCGACGCAGGTGCCTTTGACTCACGCATCGCGGCGACCTCCGCGCACAGTCCGCCGACGGGCAGCGCGACGACGCATGCGCAGGAAGCGAAGGAGCTTGCCACCACCCAGCCGATGGGCGCACAGCAGCAATAGGCCGAGGAAAAACAACGTCGCACTGGCCGGCTGATGCGGCTGCGCGAGGAAGTAGATCGAAAGAAGGAGCGTCAGATACCAGCGGATCATGGGCGCACCGCCCACTGCGTTTCCAGGGCGCTCACAGCGCGCTCTAGCTCGGCGTCACGGCGAGCCTGGCGCTTGGCCTGGGCGATCATCACGAACGCACGGTATTCGGCATCGAGGCGGCGCAAGCGCTGGGCGCGCGACCAGGCCACCAGTCGCAGCACACCGACAAGGACGAGCGCGAGCGCGGACGCCAGACAGAGCCACATGATTTCGTGACTCATCACGAAATCTCCCCGAGCCGGAAAAGTTCGTAGCGGCGGCCGATGGCCTTACTGACCTGATCGACCATATAGGCGTTGCCGCGGCTGCGCATGACCGAGCGCAGGCGGAACAGCTTGCACAGCGGCAGCGCTGCAAGACGTTCGATGTCCATTCGTGAATCCCCATCCCCTGCGCCCTGTAAGACCCGCCGGCGGACAGGGGGACCGGCCGGCGGGTGTCCAGTGCTTACCGGACAGCGCGTATGTAAGCTGGTTACCGGACAACTGTCAAGCAAGCACCGGACATGGCAATCGTAGCGACGCTCCTAGACAAGGCAAAACAAGCGAAATCATTGACTTCCGACAGCGCCTTAGCCGCGGCTCTGGGGACCAATCGGCAGGTGGTCAGCCAATGGCGCAACGGAGATAGCTACCCGAGCGAGGACAACATCGCGGCGCTAGCACTGATGGGCGGAGACGACCCTACACAATGGCTAGTCGCCATCAAGGCCGTGAGGAGCGAAGGATCGGCAGGAAAATATTGGGCTGCGCTGGCAAAGCGTTTGGCGGCCACCGCGATGACCCTAGCGCTAGGGGTGTCGTTCGCCCTCCCTGCACGCGCTCAGGACGCCGTAGCTGCCTTCAAGGCGCCGAGCGACTATACATTATGCGAAATTGCGTATGGGCCGCACGGGTCCGGATGCGAAATTGCGTATGGGCCGCACGGGTCCGGGCGCGCTGGATTTGGCTGTGGATCAAGTCTTGCTTGCCCCGTCGCTCCCCTCGCGAAACGGAACTCGCAGCATGAGCGACAGCTACAACATCGACCGGCGGCCGCCGTGCTGGGCCGCTGGGCAACGGCGCCCTCCGGCGAACGCATCCCCGAACGCCGGCTGCGCGGCCTACTGTGGCGCGCAGATGCCACGGACTTGCGTGATGCGGCACGAAATCGGAACCTTGCCAGGAAAGCGCGTCAGCAGTCGATAGTGAAGGTTGTTGTCGTGGAACTGGCGGCGTGGCGGGAACGCCACTTCGGATCGATGGCGGGATAAGCGTCTACGCAAGGGCACGCCCCTGCACCCGCTCACTTGCAAGCGTTGCGAACCTGCTCATCCTGCTGACTAGAAAGCTCAAAAGAGCGTTTCAAACCAGCAGCCTCATACACGACTGCACGCTGCCGTTTAGCAGACTCACAGGCATAGCTAGATTGTTCGCTAGGAACACTGGCGCCATATCCGCCACCAGCAGAAAGCGCAGCCCGGTCAGATGCATACCGTCGATCCAATTGCTGCTGTATCCGGTAAAGCCGCCAGCGCTCAGCATTGGAAGGCTCAGCAACAGGCGTGGCATCCCAGGCTTTAGCCGCCTGCCCGGTCGGGCATGGAGCGGACTGATAGGAAACCTGCTTACCACTGACGCACTTGTAAACCTGCTGAGCATGAGCACGAGCAGGAACAGCAGCGACCGCCAAAATAGCGAGAAATACGCGAACGTCCATGATCCCCTTAGTGGGTGGGATGATATCGGACGCCCCACAAGGGCGCTTAGACAACTGCGGCACCGACAGATTGATGCCGGGAGGAACACGGCAAGCCGACCAGGCCGGGGGCCGAGGCGTCCACGGCGCGGGTGAAGCGTGGAGCGTATCCGTGGGGCGTTGCCCCACAGTCATGGCGCTTCGATGGCGGAAGGCGGACGTGCCTAGCACGCCACTCTTTCCACAGATCCTCAACGAACCTTGCGCCGATGCCGAGCACCAACACCGCGATGGCCCATAGTCCGATCAGCACGACAGCATCTTCGTTCATGGTCATATCCTTTTCGTGGCGCGTTACGGTTTGCTGTGCGGGTAGAGATCGAGGCGGCTGGAATGGTGACGCTTCACGAATTCCTCAATGTACATGTCCAAGACCTCTTGCGCGTCGAGGAGGTCGCTGCCCTCGGCAACCCAGCGCAT